TATTTGTTCATAAGGAACTCCTGTTAAATGGCTTTGTAATGTATTTACAAAACTGCGTAGATTATTACGTTAAATGCGTGTTTTTTGAAGGTTTTTGGAAGGATATACTGATTTAAATGCTTAAACCGCCAGCACCACCAGCCTCGGGTGCTGATTTGTATTGTCCTTGTATCTTTTCGATATTTTTTTCGTGTTCGAATTTGCGGACGTCTGACGCCATTCTTAAACGATTTAGGTGTGCTAGAGTAAGTCTAGTTTTACGTAGGTCACTCAATTTCATTGTGGACTGATCATCCTCTTCAGACTGATAACCAAGCAAAGCGGGATGGGGCGTTTCAAATAGGTTATTAATAAACATAGTCTTATTTAACCATTTACACTGAATTATGCTACACCTGGTGGACTTGCGGCTGGAGTACCGGCACCGCCAGCAGTGGCGCCAGCTTCAGGACCGATCGCGCCTGGCTCAGTGCCAGCACCACCAGCTAATTCAAGACCAGAGTCAACAGTCTCTAAATCACTGGCTAATCCCCCGGGAGTAATACCCACGTTACGTAGGTTGGCTTGTCCTGGGCCGGTTTCTTCAGTCTGTCCTTGTTCTTCACGCCATTGCATTTCGTTTTCTGTCATCTCCTGCTCACTCAGACCCAGATAACGTTTCATTAGGAAACGCTTACTGAAGTAAGGCATGGGCTCCAACTGAGCAAAGGTTGCAATTTTAGCTGAGTCAATGTCAGCTTGACGATATTGCGCAAAGTTTTGTGGCTCGTTAAATGTTAGATCGAAAATCTGACCATCAATACTGATACCGCGCCAACGCAGGAACATCTTGAATTCCTGGTCTAGTTTGTCTACAATCATGGCTTGTAGACGCTTACAATACTGATTAAAACGCCATTCCTGGATCAGTGCTGTACCTACACGGCCGTCGCTGATACTTTGTGTGCCGTCGTCTACACCAGTGGGTAGATAACTACTGGGAATACGTAATCCACGGAATAGCTTGTTGGTAAAGAATCGCAAGTCTGTGATCTCACCTAGGTTTTGTCCACCAGCTAGTGTTTCCACACTGCTGCCACGACCATCAGCAGTCTGTGGGAAGAAATAATCTTCGTTTGTTGACAGTGGGTTGTATGTGGCATCCATCATATTGTTGCCACCACCAGTCTGCGTGGGAATACGTCGCTGACTAATCTCAGTCTTGATACGTTCCACAAAGCTCATGGCCATATGTGGCGGCATGTTACCTACGTCAATCTTGAAGATTCTACGCTCAGGAGCACGTTGTATACGATAGATAATGATAGCGTCTTCTAACAGTTCTTTCTGCTTGAAAACCTTGAAAACGTTCTCTAATACACTATTTCCAAAGGGCCAGAACACATCTAATCCCTCAGTTAAACTGATGTGAACCACGTGTTCTGCATTAATCACTGCTTCGTTCTGTGCATGACTAAAACGATTGCCACCACTGTATGGAGTGCGTGGTTGCACATAGGCACCACTAGGGCCGCCTACCTGTGGATGATTGACAAACGTGTCGCTCGTACTGACCGCAGTCACAGTTAAATTTTGGAAGTTGGGGTTCAGGTCTTTAATAACGTATTGCTCAGGCTCTTTACCCTCGCTTTCGTTAACAATAACTTTGGTAACTTTGCTCATCTCAGTCCACATTAACTTGAATGTTTCTGGATCACGGATGAACACCTGATCGCCATACTTTAATGTATTGCGAACAATCTTAAAAATACGTTTGTTGAATTGGTTTAAGTTAACCCATTGTTGTAGCTGCTCTTTGATGATCTTGACTTCGTTATCAGTGGGCTTTTCGTGATAATGAATATCAAAGGCTGTAAGGTTTTCGTCGTTCTTTTGGCTACAGAATTCAGCCAAGATGTCCAGCGCGGCATTAACTTCAGAATCCATGTCCATCTGTTCGTATTGATTATAACGTTCAACACGATTGGGGTGTCCAATATAAATTTCTGGCAGGGTACTGGCATAGTTACGATAACCAGCATCGGTGGGAGTCATACCATTGCCCAGTGGACTGGCGGTTGACTGTGTTATGTTACTGGTCTTAAAATATTTTTTCCAACTCATGGATTTTTCTCTATTGTCGTGTATTTACCCGATCTTATGCGTAGGCGTCATATAATCTACGCAGGGCCTGTGTCTGATCTTCCATTTCTCGTTTGGCTTCACGCTGTGCTTCCACGAACTGTGTCATTAACATTATCATTTGATCTTGGTTACCGGTATCAATATCACCCGAGTTTCTCAGCATGGATTGCATGGCGTCACGCAGGTCTTTACTTACATTGGTTATAACCACATTATTGTCTTTGAGTAACTGAGTTAGTTCAACATTTAAACTGACAGGAATGGTTTTACCATCAGGTAGAGGAACAAATGCTTCGTGTAGCCCAGCTTCTGCGGCCAACACTAGATGTCCACCGCGACGTGGTTTAAGTACCCCACCAGTGGCCTGTGGTATAGCTTCCTCTGGTACTGATTCTTCTGGTCTGTTAGTTGCTGCATTTCTATTGCGTATGACTGCTCTTCTAGCATTGCGAGCTGCCAGAGCTGCTTCTGCATCCATACGTGCTTGTTGTGCTGCCACTGCTTCCGCCGTTACTGATTCAGGAGTAACACCAGTGGCCTGGGCTACCGCGGCACGGGCGGTATCATCAGTTGCTCTGGCGGCTGGGCCTGGGCCACGTCCTGGACCTGGGTCACGTCCTGGACCCTCGTCTAGTAAGCCCAATTGCACTAGCTTTTTCCTAAAACCCTCTAATATATTAGGAACATCATCAGCAAATCTCCGAATAGCGCCGGTCAGCATGTTATCTATAGCGACAGATAGTTCATTGAGTTTAACTACACCAGCTGTCACTGATTTTGTAAATGCATCCTGAGTGTCTTTAGCCTTTTTTGCTTCATCCATGGGGGTTTCCAGTACTTTGGTAAAATCACGCATACCCAAAGTTAAGGACTGTTGAATTAGTGTGATAGCGCCAGTCATCTGTCCAGTCAACTGATTTACCAAACCAACTGTGTCAGCAGCCAGCTGACCTTCTTGCAATAAAGCTGATTGATTTTGTTGTACCCCAGTCTGAAACTGGTCTGTAATTTGCCCTAAGGATACATTGTTATCTATTACCCCAGACAAACTATCCCTTATCAACCGTGCTTGAGTAGGTAGTTGAGCGAATCCTATCGCTGCTTCCCCCTGCACTTCTCCAAATAATAATAAATCTTGTATGGCTTTTTCGTTACCTTTTCCATACAAACGAACCATTTCTTCAAATTTGGCGGTGGCTTGTGGTCCCATCTGTGACAACTTACTACGCACGGCCGCGGCATTAGCTGCTTCTTTGGCTCGTGCTGCTGCTGTTTTTGCATCTTCACCAGTGATTGAACTGACAGCACGTAGATTGACCAGATATGCTTCAGATTCTTTTGCCAAGTCTTGATCAGATTTTCCACGTAAACTACCAGTTCTTTGCAGCATAGCCATATATTCAGCAGTGCCTTGAATTTGATCTTCAATACTAATACCCATATTCAACAGACTTTGTCTGGCACCCATACCAGCTTGGGCAACTGCTGCTAATCTTTTGGCTCCTATGGCAACATTGCCACCAAATTCAACCATTGCCACAGAATTGTTGGCAATAATCGCACTAAACTTTTCTTGCCCGATACCTGCTTGAATGGCCGCTCCCCGCAATTCAGTTATACCACCCGCGAACAGTGCACCTGCTGACGATGCTTGTTGGAATGCCTTGTATGTACGTTCAATGGCCTTGGAGGTAACTTCCACTTGGAACTTTAGTAATTCCCCAGCTTCACCAGCTAGTTTTCCAAATAACTGGCTGCCCAACACCGTCAGTGTACCAGCCAGTATGGTAGCTGGTGTTGGTATCATCATCAGTGCAGTACCTACTGTGGTACCCACACCTGCTAATCCTTGAGCTGCTTTGATACTGCTATCGATTGCTGCGGTTTGCAGATCAGCGGCTACCTGGAACGGACTTCCGTCGCCCATGATGCCGCGAACGCCGGTCATTACTTGCTGTTTGTAATAACTACCAAATGCCTGGGCCGCTAAACCTGCTACCTGAGCTGCCCCGTCTTTCAGAACAGATACCATGGCCTGCTGTGATTTGCTTAACAGCTCGGTCTGGAGTGATGCACGTTTCTTACCGTCAGTTTCTAACGATATTTGTTTTTGTAATTCTTGGAGTTCAGGACCAATGTTTTTAAAACTCTTGGCTCCAGATTTCAAATCAGCATCTAACTTTTTAAAGTTATCCTGAACTGTTTTGACTGACGTCCCAGCAAATTTAGTGACATTGACGCCAGCCTTCTCCAGGGCTGCATTCATATTGCCCAGAGCTTGTGTAAACTGCTGCATCATTTGTGCTATTTGTGGATCTAAATCTGCCATGTGGTCCAATGCCTATAAATATTCTGACACTCAACTATATTTATAGGATTCAATATATGGATACAAAACCCCTTAACCCTCTTGCCAAGCATTTTAGACAAGCAGCCATTTATTTCCGCTTGCCCAGCCAGGGCCGATACTGGACTGAAGGGTCGTTAAATCTACCAGTCACTGGTGAGATCGCAGTGTATCCCATGACAGCCCGTGACGAAATCACACTGAGAACACCCGACGCACTAATGAATGGGCAGGGTGTCATTGACGTTATACAGAGTTGCTGCCCGGATATTAAAGATGCCTGGCGTATGCCCAGTACTGACGTTGACTCAACACTGATAGCCATCAGAATTGCCAGCTACGGACAGGGTATGGATTTGACTGCCAAATGCCCCAAATGTAATGAACCACATGAGTTGTCAGTAAACTTGTCAGAAGTAATGAGTCGTATTAGATACCCCAATTACAGTGAAAAAATCGATGTTGGTGGAGTTCATATTAAACTTAAACCACAGGAATACTTCAGTGTAAATCAGACTGATCAGATCAGGTTTGAAGAACAACGAATTATATCCAGTCTGACCGATACTTCTCTTAGCGAAGACGCCAGAATCGTAGCCTACAGTAAGCACATGCAGAAGATAGTCAACTTAAATATCAAAATATTGACAGACAGTACAGAATATATTGAGACTGAAGATGGAACACTAGTCACTGATCAGAGTTATATTATTGAATTTTATAATAACTGTGAAACATCAGTAGTACAGGCTGTACAAGAAAAGCTGACAGCATTACTGGAATCTACTAGAATACCACCTGTGGATGTGGCTTGTGATGCTTGCCAGGCACCATTTAGTATACCACTAGCATTTGATTATTCAAGTTTTTTCGCGAAAGGCTCTTGACACTCGATAACCCAGAAACTATTGAATATCTAGAACAACTGGATAAAGAGTCAAGAGCCATAAGAAATGAAAGTATGAAACTCAGCTGGTGGATGCGAGGCGGAGCCACCTACGAGGATATAATCATGATGAGCCGATCAGAACGTGACATGATTGGTAAACTCATTGAAGATAATATGGAAGCTACAAAGAAGTCAGGACTACCATTCTTCTAAGATGGACTACGTCCATCTGTTGTTTCGCTGGCGCTCAACAACATTTTTTTAATTTGATGTAGTTCTAATGCTTCATCCAGATTAATCAGTCATACTTCGCCTGACAAACAGGCGAAAAATTTTTGTGGACTTCATCCGAGTAGCACAATCACTAACTAAAAGGGTTTATATTTCTACACAGAGGCGGTCATCCTGTACCTCTACCCTAGCCTTCATTACGACGGTACCCATATACACTGTAGTTAGCCAGCCGTACATGAGCCAGGAGTTGTATCTGTTTCACAGAGCTCCAATCTTTTAGCCTTGTTTATCTATTTCTTTCAAACAGCAAAATTGGTTGTATGTAGGCATATCCAATCCACGTCCTGTTAAGGATAGTTGCTGAGTGCTTGCGGCAGCGGCAAGTCTTCCGTCCCCGTTTTTATCCGGTTGTCATAGGCACACGAGGTTAACCTGTGCTAGTCTCTACTGCTTAAAGGGTTCTATGTGATGCCAGGATTTGAATTAAATCTTGTTTTTGATGTGAGAGCCATGGACACGGACACTGATCTGTCCGTTATAATAATCATCTGATTCTAGTACTCTACGACTGAATTGCTCGCGGGCTTCAATGTAACTGCATTCCGCTTTACTACGACAGTAATAGAGTATTTCGCGTTTAAATTTGTCTAGGCCTTGGTTGTTGATGTCTTCAGTTAGTTCAGTGCTTGAGCCATGGTATTCTTGCCAGTCTGAGTCGATTTTGCTTTTAATTCTTTTTTTCTTTTTGTTGCCGTTTTTAAGTTTTACTACTTTATAAGTGGTTTTAGAGAATTTTGCCAGTTTTTTACCTATGTACATGCGTCCAGTGGCCGTGTTGGTAATTAAATAAACAAAACCAACACAATCTTCGGGTAATTCTGTTACTGGTGTCTCTTGATAATACCATGTCATGCTTATAGTTATCCTGGATTACCAGCATTTAAAAATTATGTAATATCTATATCAGTGTTGTATGTGGTAAATCCGTTTTCTTTGACCACGTGCAATGTATTATTTACACGACCCGCCAGTTCATCTTTGTGTGATACCAACCAGATACTCTTGTTAGCGTCTCGACTCATCTTTTTCAGGATGGCCAGACTGTTCTCCACACCTGAACTGTCCATACCGCTATCAACCAGCTCATCAATAAACAATAAGTTGATAGGCTGGTATAAACTTTCCCAGACATCACGGAATGCCCAGCTCAACGATAATATTAGTCTGTTGCGTTCACCACGAGATAAGTTATCAAAGTCCAGGTCTCGTCCCAGTTCAGTAATGGCCACTGTTAAATCGTTGTTGAATTTTACAGTATGCGGTAGTCCAATACGATCTAAATATTGACCCAGTCGGGCATTTAGGTAAGATAAGTTCTGATCAATAATACGCTTACGGATAAAACTGTCCTTGTTGGTCAACAACTTGAGCAGAAACTCTTGATGGTCTTTGATATTAGTCAGTTCGTTAATGGTGTCGAAACTGATCTCCTCTACACCCTGTGTCTGCATTTCAGCAATCTGTTCAGTATAGGGATCCTCTTCGTTGCGTTTAGATTCAATCTGTTGTTGTAAGTTGGCCAGCGTGGCTCGATGATGGATAGCATCTTCTTCTTTATCGTAATAAACTTTTGGGTGCGGACCTAACTTGCCTAAACTTTTTAGTGCGTCGGTTAACTCTAGCCACTGCCCATTATCAGACAGTGCTTGTAGTGCAGCTTCTGATAACGCAGACTTTTTGTCTGTCAACATATGCTCATGTTGTGCGTCATGCAAATCCTGACCACAAGTGCTACATTTATGATCTTCTAAATCTGCTATTTCTTTCTTTAATTTTTCTATAATCTTGACATTACGAGCTTCATCAGCCTCGGCCCGCTTGATCATGGTGGTCAGATCATTGATGTCTTTGCGTTTTTGGTTGTATGCTGTTAGATCTTTATGAGCTTGAATTTCCAGATCAATGTCAATTTTGGACAACTCATCCAAGGCCAATTGCAATTTGGCGACGTCTTCAGCGTGTTTGTTCTGCCAGATGCTCTGACGACGTTTTAAACTTTCAATCTGTTCTTCAATACGCCGATTGGCATCACCCACTGCTTTGATGCGATACTCTTCAGCAGTAATAGCATCTTTAGTCGTTTTATTCAGCTCTTTTAGATTCTCAGCCTTCTCACTGAGAAGTGTAATGCCCAATAGCTGTTCAATCATAACACGCTGATCGTTGGCTCTCATGGCCAGGAATGGTTCAGTATAGGTATTCAGGGCAACAATGTGCTTGAACATATCATGGCTCATGCCCAACATACGTTCAATTTCTGCCTGAGTCTCGCGACTGTCTCCCTGGGCATCGTCAGTGATTTCTTTTTCATGATCGCCTACCCAGAACTTCATAACAGCAGGTTTGCGTCCACGCTCAATACGATAACTCTCACCGTCGTTTTCAAAGTCAACAGTAACCATCATATTCTTCTGATTGGTCTTGTTGATCAAGTTGTCTTTCTTGATATTGGTCAAAGCATTGCCGTAAAATGCAAAGCTCAGAGCATTGATGATAGTGGTTTTACCAGTACCGTTACGGGCACCTGAGTCGTCACCACCCAGGTCTAAGTTTTCGCCCAACACCAGTGTTAGATCGCGGCGATCAAAATCCACCGCCTGTGTGGCATTGCCTACACTCATGAAATTCTTTACTGTCAGAGTCTTTATTTTAAACATAAGTGCTTATAAATTAAATCCGCAATGTATTGATGACCCTCTTCAAGAAAATGGTCACGGGGTCCAGATGGGAACTGAGAAACTATATCGCGAATTGCAAAGTTATTCCAGCGATAGAAGTTGTCAGTGTCTATCTGACTATTATAATACTGTATTTCGTCATGGACTTCAAAAATTTGATCATCATTCATCAAATCAAAATTGATTAATAATTCAACTTGGTTAATAAATTGATCTTTAGGGGCGAGCCACTTATGTAATGCATTATCATGGCAATTGACCATTAAGTAATTTTTATTATTTGCCTTGAGATATGATTGTAATAACAAAATTTGT